TTTAAAATCATATTAGAACTATCAAAAACATTATTTTTTGGATTTATATAAGAATATAAATCTTCTGTTATTACATTATCTTTACTTAATATATATCTTAATTCTGTTTTTAGTAATGGATGAAGTGTATCTTTACAACAAATAAAATGATTATCATTTCCTATAAAATAAAGATAAGGATTAAAACATTCTAAAGCTTTTACTTCTTTATTAGGTGTATATTTTATTTTATTGACACTAATAAGATCGTTATTTGAAAATCTATAAGTATAAAGTATATTTCCATCAAAAATAAATAAATTATTACTATTTGTAATTTTTATTTTTGCTTTATCGCTAAAATTTACATTTGTATTAAATTTTCTCAAAACAGTTTTATCTTTTTTATTTATAATATTTATTGTGTTATCAGATAAAAGAGCAAAAATATAGTCTATATTACAAGTAATATCTTTTATAATAAAATCACTTGTAAATATTTCTTTATGTGATATATCATCTATTTTTTTACTTTTTTCTATTATTTTTCTATCTAAACCAAGATAAAAAGCAAATTTATCTAAACAAGCAGATTTAATATCTGAATTTACATATATGTTTAAAGAACTTAATGTTTTATTTGTTTTATCAAAAACATACACAGTTTTACCTTTTATACATAAGATTTCATTAGCATAATGATTATTAATAATAAAATCAAATTCCTCATCAGAAATTTTATTGTCATTTGCATCTGTTAGCTTATTGTTTTTTAGATAATATAATTTTAAATCCTTTGATTTTAAATGTTCTTCTTTAACTTCTGAGAAGTGTTCACTAGAATCATTAGATAATTCATAAAGATTTTCTTCTATAAATACAGTTTCTCCTAATTTATAATTGTTTTTATAATCATAAATACCTCTAAATCTATTATTTATTTTTATTAATAAATTTATAATAGCTTCTGTTTGTTCTATTGAGGTATTCCATTTATCAGCATTAAACATAGGACTATCAGTTAATGCTTTTATGTTATTTAAATTTTCCAAGTATTTTCACCTCTAAAAATTAATTTTTTTATTAAAACTTTCAATTTTTATAGAATCTTTTATATCTATAAATTCATGTTCAATATCTATACCTTTAAAATTATCTATATAGAATTTATCTGGAGCTGATGTTGAAAAAGTTTTAAAAATAGTTTTTTCAAATTTTAATTCTTCATTTATCTTCTCTATATAAATAGAGTTATCTAGTATTTTGTTTAAGTAAATATCTCCATTAACATCTTCTATTAATTTATTATTTGAAAAAATATATTTTTTGTTTAATTGAATTTTGTTATAAAAATCTTTTATATTAAAGTTTTCATTTTCATGTGTCAAATAACAAATGTCGTCATAGTTTTCTTTAAAATAAATAATTTTTTCATTATCTATTAAAGATGTATTCGATGATTCAACTAAATAAAAATCTTCAAATTCAAAATGTTCTGGAAGAATTATACTAATTTTATCTGTTAAAGAATTCAATTCAAATATTTTATTCAATGATTCTTTTTCCAAGTTTATTCTTTTGACGTTATTTTCTTTTGTGTTATATATAAATATTTTTACATTAAAATCTGTTGGAAGATTGCTTAGTTTTGTATTAAAGCTTACAAGTTCTATTTTTTTTAATTCTTTAAAATTTATATTTCCATCTTTTTCTATAATATGATAATCCAAAATATTTTCATAAGCTTTTATTGGTTCAAAATAATATTTTTCATCACTATTAACTGAAGTATAATAATATTTTGAATTTTTATCATTATTAAAATAAACTACTACTCCATTTTTATATTCTTCAACAAAATAATTATCAATATATACTCCATCATCTTTAAAAAGATTTACTTCTTCTATTGAAAAATTTTCAATATAAACTTTATAAAATAACGGAATATTTTGAAATTTAGTTGTAGCTAATATGTTTTTTTTATTTTCTATTATATATTCAAGTTCATCATTCATTAATATATCTATATTTTTTATCGTTTTTCCATTATTTAAAAAGTTTTTTATGCTAGGAATATAAACCTTATAATCAGCAATATTAGGATTTTCTATTATATCTATTTGATTTTTATTTCTTTTAAAATATAAAGTTTTATTTTCATTATTTATCCAAAAATCAGTTATATAATTTTTATCATTTATTAATTCAAATTTATAATTTCTTATATTTGTATAAATAATTGTGCAATTATTTCTAGGAAATAAAAAATTATTTTTAATTTCATAACTTGAATCAATGTAAAAATCTTCTATTTTATTTAAATCAAACTTTTCACCAGCCTTCAATTTTCTTTTTATTGAATTGAATAAAAAATTCTTATTACTCCAATTAAATAGATTTTGAAAACAAATTGAATTATTTTTTACATATGTAATATCAAAATTTTCGTTGTTTTCTTTATTTAAAAAATATTCAACGTTATTTTTAGAAGAATAAATTTTTTCAAAATCTTTTTTTATTTTTTGTTGCTTATATGGATACTCATCTGTTACACTTATTTCGAAATCATATTTTTTTGGAAAATCAAAAGAAATTAATTGGAACTTCAATTGATAAAAATAAAATGTATCATTGTTAGATAATGTCATTCTATCCAAAATTTTATATATGTCATTTTCTTTTCTTAATAAAATAACAGTATCTTTACTTATATTTATTTTGTAATTTCCTTTTTCCATTTTATAAGTAAAATTGCCTGTTACATTAAAAAAATTATCTGTATGATTAACATGAAAATCTGGATTTAATTTGAAAATATTTTTTTCTTTATCATTTACATTATCATAATGATTCTTTATTATGAAGTAATTAGTTCCGCCATTAAATGTATTATCGAATTTATTTTTAAAAACATTTAGAAACATTTCTTTTTCATATGTAGAAATTTTTCTATTCTTTATTTTAAAATTATTTAATCCTAAAAAATTTAGATAGTTATATAAATTATTATATTCAACTTGAATTTTTTCTAGGAAATAATTTTTGTATTGTTTCATTTCTCCATGATGATTAAAATAAATAAATTCACCATCAATAAAATAGTATTTTTTATATAACTTTAGTTCTTTTATTTTATTATTAAATAAATAAATTTTATTTCCATTTACAAAAAGTATTTCTTTATAAAATTTATCAGTGTCATCTTGTATCAAAATATTGAAAAATAATTCTTTTAATTGAAAATAAGAATTCTCTTCATTATATTTAAGAAATTCCTTTGCTAAATGAGTTTTTGCTAAGTATTGCTTGTTTTTATATTTATATAAAATATAAACAAATAACTGATTATCTATTTTAATATCTTGAACTTTTAAGTTATATACATTATAAAAATATTCAGTTTTTCCATTTTCCTCATTGTATAAAATCAAAAATGAATTTTCATAAAAATATTTAAATTCTTTATTATTGATTTTTATTGTTTCTGGAAATATTTCTTCGAAATTATTTATATAATTTATTTCATTTTCTCCGCCAGCGTAATTGTACTCTGAAAAAGGATAATTTTCTTTTTTTATTACTTGGTAACCAAATTTCTTTAATACTTTTGTTATTTGACTTTCATTTTTACATTTAACCAAAATGTCATTTTCTGAATCCTTAAATAGTAAATCTTCAGAAATTATCTTTAACTTATTTAAAGAATCAGATTCGTTACTAGTGAATGTAGAAAATAATTCTTTTGTTAAACTATGTTTTTTATCTATTCCTTTAGTTATTCCATTGAAAAAGATTTCTGTTATAATATCTGCCATTAGCTCACACTTCCAAATGAAATTATATTTTCATCTTTTATTTTTAATTCATCATCTAGTATTTTAGAGTAAATGAAGTCTTGATAATTATTTTTATAAAAAAACTGATATTCTATTTCAACTAGATCGTAATTTAATTGTATTTGAGGTTTGTTTGAAAAAAATTTTTTTAACTCTACTATAAAATCAGTTCTACTGAAGATTATATTATTATTTTCAACAAAAATAGAATTAAAATAGCTTTTCATGTATTCTTCAAGCTCTTTTATTATTTCTTCATTATATGCAATATAGTAAATTTGTTCTTTTATATTTTTTATATTGAACATATATAAATTTGGATTTACTAATTCTACAATAGAATTTTTATAGTAATCAACTAAATGTTTATTAAAATTTATTATTTCATCTATTTTTAATAGTTCTTTTGGATAAATTATAATTTCTGTTACATTGTCATTTTCTTTAATTTTTATATTTTTTATTCTTTCATCTTTTAATAATTCAAATTTAATTTTTTCTTTATTGTTATACCCATAAGATTGTAAAATATTTTTAGCTCTTTCAAGAAATTCAAAATCAGTTTCTTGTTCGACATTATTAACGTTAAAACCTAAAAATAACAAATTAGAAGAAACATCATTTATATTACCAGTATTAACAGAAACATAATTTTCATCAAATATAATTGAACCGTTATTTCCAATTATTTGTTTTATTATATCTTGTTTAGATATTCTCTGAACTGTTAATAATTCTTTTTCATTATTAATAGATGTTGTTTTTATATTTTTATAACTTTTGTTATCTATATTTATTATACAACCTTCTTTTATTACGAAAGAATTGTTATTTACATTAAATTTTAATACTAATGTATATAGCTCATCGTTATTATTTCTTTTTCTAATTATATTAAAAAATGATAAAAAATTATCTAAGTCTTTGCCTTTTAAATTTTCAAAGATTACTTTATCTAATAATTTTTCATATTCTTTTTTAAAAGAAACATTTATATCAAATAAACTTTTTAAAATATCATAATCAAAACTGGAATTATCTATTTTAAAACCAAGTTTCTCAGATATTTTTTCTAAAAAAATATTAAAATTTTCATTTTCTATATTATACATTTTAACCCCTTAACCAATTATAATTTCTTTATGTAAAAGCAATTTGTTCTGTTCTTTTTCTTTTTTATAAAAAATTATATTTAAAGAACTTTTATTATTAGTAAAATGAAAATTAATTGAACCTAATAAATTTTGATATTTTTGAAAAATGTTATTTATTTTTTTTTGAATAAATTCTCTAATTTCTGAATCAGAAAAATTATTTCTTTTGTATAAAATAAAATTTTCTTCTAACCATTTTTTATGAATAAAATGAGTTAATAATAAAGTTCTTGAAATTCTATAATCAGTTTCTATTTTATCAGACATAACGAAATCTGAAAAATATTTACCATTATCTATATCTAAATCACCATCTTCATTGATTGAAAATAACATCATTTATCACCTTTATTTTCTTTTTTATAATAATTAACAATCCACTTATCTTTTTCAAAACCATTCAAAATTGATAATCTAACCATTTTTTTTCTTTTACTAGATTCATTTCTATTTTGATGAAGAGTTTCATCTATTTTTTTAAATTTGTAAATTACACCTTTGATAACAGCTACTACTTTTGCAATATTTGAAAACATCAATTTGGAAGGTAATGAAAGTGCTGGAGTAAAAAGAGTTGATGGTATATTTATCATCTTTTGAATTTGGTCTGTTAAAAGTCCATCTACTTTTTTAAAAAATTCCCATTGATTATAAGTTTCTTCTTTTTTATCAATAACAGTATTTGAACTTTTACTTTTTACAGTTCCATTAACTTCTACATCTCCATTAAATTTAAATTTAGCCATCTAATCACCTACTTCAGTAAACAATATACTCGCTAATGTTTTATTTACAAAAAAACCTATATTTTTACCAGATTCTAATTCAAAATAAATTAAAGAAAATTTAGCAACTAATTCTGTATCATCATATTTAATAGGAGTTTGAGCAATCATAACTATATCTAATATTGAATTCTTTTTTTCTTTAAAATATTCATTTATTTTTATATTTTCATATCTTTCAGTTTTTCTTTCATCTAAATCTTTTCTTTTATTTTTTATTTCTTCTATTTTTTTAGCAAAAGCAAAATTCATATTTATTCTAGCTGAAGTTTTATCAATACCAGAAATAAAATCAACAATATTTTCATTATCTATAAATTTTCCATTTTTAAAAATCTTTTCATTTTTTAAATATGCAATTCCACCAAATAAAAAATTTTCACTTTTTAAATTTTTTATAATACCAAATTTAATATTTTTATTCATTTAACACCTATCTTTTAAAACCTATATAAACTGGGATATGATCACTAACCATTCTTTTATTTTCAACTGGATAATTATAAATAGAAGTGTAAAAATAATTAGCCATTTCACCTTCTATTAAATTTTTTGAAACTACTATATTATCAAAAGCATTTTTTAATTCACCTTTTGTATCTATTGTAGTTGCTTCGCTTAGTTTTACATATAGAGATTTTTTATATGCTTCTGGAAGAACATAATAATAATTATTTAAAACACTATCACCTATATGTTTTTTAACTCCTCTTTCACCAAAATTAAATAATTGTAAATTACAATCACCCATAAGTATAGTTGCTACATTTCCTTTATTTTCATTTAATCTTTGTTGCATAACTTTCAATATATTACTAATGAATTTTCTTCTGATACTAATATCATCAACATCATAATCAGAAGCTCCATAAAAATTATGAAACCAGAAAATATGTAATTTAGAAATTGGCATATTTAATTCGGAAATATCAATTATTGTTTCAACAAAATTTCTTTCTCTTAATTCTGTTTTTAAATTTCCATCATTATCTTTGCTTATTACAACTTTTTCAACTACACCACTTTTATGTAATTTAGATGTGCTATTTTTATTTTTTGAAAAAACAACTCCAAATTCAGAACCGTGATGATTTGTGAATAATGGACCTAAAATATTACTACTATTATTTTCTGGTTCTATATTTTTAATATAATCTTTATATGTATAATTAGGAATTAATTTTGTTCCATTAACTTCTTTATTAAATCCATCATAAATTTCAACCATTAAAGTAATATCAAATGTTTCTGTTATATAATTTTTAACAGATTTTTCTTTAAAAATTAAATTTTTTATTGCTTTATCTTTATCTTTTATAACGAAATTATTATTTAAATTATCTGTACTTTGCAATTGAGTATTGAAAAAAGCTACTGTAAAATCAAATTTTTTACCAAGATTGTTTGAAGTAATATTTCCATATGGACTATAAGGAGTTGTTTTGAATTCATTTTTATCAACATCTATTTCTCCAATAATACCTTCATCGGAATGCTTTTGAGTTACTCCAAAAAAAGGTTTTAATAAATTGCTTAATCCAAAGCTTAATGTTTCTGCAACAGTATCTGCTAAAAAAACAATTGCTTTAACCATAGTTTTTCCAAAACTTCTTAAAGCATTTCTTATTTTTATAGAAAAGAAATTTGAAAAATATTTAAAAATTCCTTCTTGATAATAAGCATTTTGATATCCAAAAGCTTTTTCTAAATTATCTGGTATTTGCATTATACCTTTTTTTAGCATTGGATAAAATCTTATAGGAATAATTGATGGAGTAAAAGTCAATCTACTTCTTTCTGTAGCTATATCTCCAATATCGCTTGTTCCTTTTTCATTTTCAAAAAATACATATCTAAAATTAGTATATTTTTCAGAATGTGTTATATATTTCATATAATAAGCAAATACTTTATTAACAATATAACTATCAGATTCATCGAAACCAACGGCTACATTTTCTTTGAAAGATTCCATTAATTTATAAGAAATGTCATTACTATAAGTATTAACAACGGGATCTCTTATTTCAAAAGAAGCACAAACTTTTAAAACAGTTATTAAACCTCTAGTATCTAAAATATGTTCAAAAGACATTATTTTAAATATTCCTTGCAAAGAAGCAGTTTCATCTATTAAAGTAATTAAATCACCTATTTGAATATCTTTATTATAAAGAATAGTAATAGTTCCTTGATATGTCAATTCTAATTCTTTGATTAATTGAGTCGCCATATAATCAGCTTGTATTAAGAAATTATTTTCTGTTATTTCTTCTCCAATACTATTTAATACATTTGATATAGGCTTTTCTACAATATCATTCATAACACCACTATTAACAACACTTAATACTATTTTATCTTCATCATCTTCACCATTTCCAGTAACGATAGAAACAGAATTAGGAGTATTATTAATTTTTATATCGTGAGAAATTAGATTTATTTTACTAATAGCAAAATGATTTTCGCTAAATTTTCTTGAACCATTTCTAAAAAGATTTTTTTCAAAATTATCAAATATTCCTTGTTCTTCATTATTTTTATTTTCTTCTGGTTTAAAATCATAAGCAACATCAATATATTTTTCTTGAATAGAATGATTGAAAGCGTCACTAAATAATCTCAACGGATTTGAAGTATTATTTTTACTTTCTATTTTTTTATTTTTGATTTCTGTCGTTTCCAAATCATTATCTTTTTTTTCATTAATTTTATTTAAAAAATCATTAAAAACTGAATTATTTTTCCATTTATATTTTATTGTATTATAAAACAAATGAGAACGAGCTAATAATAATGTTTCATAATCAGCATTTTCTCTAACATCCCAAGCAGAAGTTAAAACTAAATTTTCATAAAAATTCATAACTTCTGGAAAAGTATTATTTGTAAATTTCATTTTTAATTTAACATTTGAGCCATCTGCTACAAAATTATTACTTACTAAATGTTTTGAAATAACAATATCATCTTCATTTTGATTTTCTGGTTTTGAATCAGAATTATTATGAACTTTATATGAAATTATATTTCTATTTGGAAAAAATGGAATATTTGGATCAAAATCTCTATTTTCTATGATATCAGCCATTATTATAATGCACTCCTTATTAATTCAATATTCTTATTAGCTCTTCTTTTATCTTGTTTATAATAATTAGAATTTTCAATTGCATCTATTGCTTCTTCTAAATTACCTTTTGAAATATTATCAATAAAATCAGTTGTTTGAGCTAAACTATAAAACCAACCTTGATAATTCATATCAATTAATGCAATTTTTATATTGTTATCTAGTTTATCCCAATTATTTTTTAAATATTTTTTAGGAATTCTTGAATAAACATTTATTGCTTTATCTAAAATTTCATTAGCTTTCTCTTCATTCATATATTCTTTATTAATAAAATATTTTTGATAATCTTCTTCTGAAAAAATTTCTCTGTTAAGTCCAGCACCTCTTTTTAAAAATCCATAACCTATTGATTGAGAATCTTTATCTTTATATAAATTATTTTTAAAGCCTTCATTAGATATAATATGTTTTTTTAATTTGTCTTTGTATTCTTTATCCATTGTTTTTGGTATATTTGTTTTTGGTTGCACATTATCTTCTTTATTATTTAAATTACCAGAAATGCTATCATTGAAAACACTAATATAATAAGGATTACTTGTACTAAAAAATAATGTTGGATCTAGATAATAAAATAAATCACTAGATGATTTTTCCAAAGCTAATGGCTTTTTAGTAGTTCCTTTAGATTTTATTTGTTCATATATTTTTTTTGCCATTGGGTGTTTTTTATAAAGCATTACTTGAAAATGTAAGTGTTTACCTTGACTAGCTCCAGTATCACCAACTCTTCCAATTATATCTCCTTTATAAACGTTAGAACCATTTTTTAATGAACTTTTATTTTGCATATGAGCATACATAGTAGCAAATAAGCCTCCTGTATGCAATATTATTAAATAATAACCAGCACCTTTTTCTTGATAGGCATTTGTAAAAACTTTACCATTAGCTACACAATAAACAAAATTAGTTCTTCCTTTTTGCATTAATGGACTGTTTTTATAATCTACACCAACATGTCTTCTTGTTCCATTACTTCTAGGTGAACCGAAACTTCCATAAGCTGTCTGATCAGATAAAAAATCAAGAGGTTGTCTTATATAATTAGAAGAATAATTATTAGGATTATACTCAAATGGTTTTTCGTTATTAACTTTATTTGTATTTTTATTTTTTAAATACACATCAGACATAGTATTTTTATTAGTTCCATCTTGTTCTATATATCCATAAGTTTCATAATCTATATCAATAGGATAAATATTTTTTAACGAATTTCCTATACTTGCAACATTTTCAACATCTTCAGCATTTACAAATGTTCCAAAAGCTTTTGTTAAATTTTCTTTATTGAATAAAGTTAAAGCTAACATATTTGTGTCTCTATTTAAACTAGTTTCTTTAAATTGATTAGAAAAATATTTAGAAATATTATCTCTTAATTGTGACATCATCAAAATAGTTGCAACAGAAAATGAACTAGTACCTATCTGAAAATAAGTCTGATAAAGTCTAGAATTAAATGCTTCAAATAAATATCCATTAGGATTATTTATTCCAGATAGCTTATTAATAACTAATTGCCAATATTGGTTTTTTTCGTGTTTATCATCAGATAAATTAGCACCAGCAGTCATATTAGCTTCTTCTATTTCTGATGCAGTTAATGGTTTGTTTTCTGGTTTTTTAGCAACATTATTTATTTCTTTATTAGATTCTTCTTCTTTTATATCATGAGCTAAAATTGTTTCATTATTTAAATCTAAATTATATGGAATTACATTATGAAGAGTAGAAGCAAAATCAACACAAGTAATTACAGTTGTATTGCCTATTTCTTGTGAACTAGCAATCATACCATTAAATACAGAATAGGAATCATCAAATGTATACCCTAACATTATTCTTATTTCATTACCAGGTTTTATAATATATGATTTTATAGTGCCTTCTTCCATTGTTTTTATAGAAAAAGCACCATCACCAAAATTGAAAGTATTTTTATTAGGAGTTGATATATTTATAATTGCAGTTTTAATTTTAGTTTTTGGGTTTTTACTTATTGAAATACTAACAATATTTTTAACTTGTAAATATACTTCTTTAAATTTGTTTTCTTCTGTTGTTGTAGTTAGATTTATTAATACGTAGTAATCTGGAAATAAATTATCTAAATTATCTTTTATTATTTTTGAAATATTTAAAATATTTTGAAAAGGATCGTTATTGGCAATAATTCTATTTTTCATTAATGTATTTATATAAGTTTTATTACCAGTTTTTCTAGTAAATTTAGCTTTATTATCAGAAGGTAAATGAATTCTTCCTATTGAAAATGATGGAACAAAATAATTTGTACTTTCATAAATATCTTCATTTTCTATTATTTCGGCATATTTTTCACTATTTAAAAATGCAGTTCTTTCATTTTCAATAAAAGTTTCTACATTAAAAAATCCATCTTTAGCTTCATTTTCATAAAAAACTTTGTTTATCAATGAATACATAGTAATTTTAGGTAGTTGATTTCCATATAAATAATCATTATCTTTTTTACTTAACATATTAATAGTTTGCCCAATATTGCTATTAATCATACTGTAATCTGTTTCATTTAAATATTTGCAGAAAGAATTAAAAACTTCTTTATTTCCTTCCTTTTTTATATATTCACTTTCCCAAAACATTTTATTTTCATTATCAAGATCATAATTATATAAATTTAATACTGTTCCTAATAAATCAAATGTAACATTACAAGCATGGTAAAACATATCGGTTCTATCACTTATTTTTAAAAATAATGGTAAAGACAAACATACTCCATATAATATCAAATTTAATTTTTCATTCTTTTTTAAATAAGAATCTCCATCATACTCATTTGTTTCAATTATGCTGTAATATGTTAATTTTAACAAAAAAATATTATACATTTGATAAGCTATATCTTTTTTATTATTTTTCCAGAAATCTTTCAATTCTGAATAATAATCTTTAACTAAATTTTTAATGTAATCAATATCTTTATTTAATTCATTATAATATATTTCTTTTATTATTCTGTTAATAAATCTTTCATCATTAAAAGTATTTATAAACATATTAAATAACAATTCAATTTTTTCTTCTATAATAGAAAATATTCTTTTATAATTTATTGTTTTATTAATAAAAATTAAATTTTCTTTAGTTTTATATTCAAAAAATACTTTATATGAAATTTGTCCCAATCTAATTAAATATTCTTCAAAAAATTTTCTAATTACTTTTAATTCTATTTCATTTTTTTGATTATTTAATTTATGATTAAACATTTCTAAAGATATTCTTCTAGCAACATCTTGGATAAAATAAATATTTATTTCTTCATCTGATGCTATATTTTTTATAAAGCTTTCATTATATTTTAATTTATCAGTTAACCAAACAGCTCCATCAAAAACATTCATAGGATTATAAAAAACTTTAAAATCATTTACTAATAATTGTTTAGGTAATTTTTCTCCAACTAAATAAAAATGTAAGTCATTTTGAAAGTTTTTAACAGGCATTTTACTTAAATTAATAGAATCATTTATTGCATTATTTTTTAATTGTTTATTTCTTACATTATAAAGAATATTATTATAATTAGTAAAAATAGTTGAATATGAAGAAATTAAATCTAACCATCTAATATCTGGTGCAGATTCTAGTTTACTTTCTTTTATTATATTTTTTACAGCTTTCGATAAATTAACAATAGATGGTATACATTTTTTTTCAAAAGAATTAAATAAATCCCATGAACCTTTAAATTCAAGAATATTTATATTTAAATAATTGTTTAAAGTTTCTAAATAAGAGCCAGTAATATTATTAGTACTAGCTTTTCTTTGAAATAAAACGTCTCCTAAGTTATCATTATTATTTATAAATGCTTCTTGAGAAAATCTATAACCGTTAATAGAAAAAACCATAGTTACAATTATTCCGTGTTGATTTTCTAAGCTATTGAAATTCATATTTATTATATTTCCAGAGTGAAAATCAAATAATTGAATTAATGGATGGTCTATTTCTAGTTTATGATTAATTATATTTTTATCAGAAATAGTTTTTAATTTTTGTACTATTGTTTTTTCTTCTTTTTCATCAAATAATAATTTAACAGAAAAATTAGTTTTGCCTATTCCTAAAATAGATTTTTCTAATATACTACTTCCTTTTATTGGTATATAAGCTATATTGTTATTTGTTATTAATTCTATTTCTATTATATTGGAATTTGGTATTTTTATTTTTTCAGTTATTTCATCTAATTTTGTAGCTATTAATTCTTGATTATCTAAATCTTCTTTTGAAATACCAATACCAGACATATTTTTTTCTTTTTCTGCATTATCAGATTGATTATCTGTTCTTATTTTTTTATTAATATCAGCTTCTTCTTTTAATCTAAAACTTTTAAATGTACTAGCTAAAATATTATTTTTATAAATAGCATTTAATGAATTTGAATTATAGTAATTTAACGATATTCCAACAGAGGTATTCTTTAGTTTTGAAACACAGTTAGATATTTCCTCTTTGATAACATCAAAATTAACTTGTTTTTTCCATTCTTCAAAAATTTTTAAGTATTGTTCCAACTCTTTTTCATCAAATGAATTTTTATATAAACTTAAATTCATAGATACATCATAGCCATCAGATGTTTCTATTTTATTTTTGATAGACATATTTTCTAATACCATACATAAACAAGAAATATTTTTTCTTAATGGACTATTTGAATTTATTTCATCATCTCCATTAATTTTTTTTATTAACTTATCGTTAAAAATAAGTCTTTCTTCAGTTAATGAATTTTTTAGAGAAGATGATATTTTATCCATTAAATATTCATTTTCTACTGGTAATACACCTTGAGTTCTAAATAAAGAATAAATATATGCAAGTTCTGATAATTCATCAGTTTTTAAAACAAAATGAATATTGATAGTTTCAATATTGCTTAAATTCATTTCAGACATTGTTTCTCCAAAGCCTCTAATAGAATCTAATCCTTTTGCGTATCTTGATGTATCAAAAATTATATTTCTAAAACCAGTTTTTGATAATGGTATTCCGTTAAATTTAACTAATTTTTCAAAAACTTTCTTTTCCAATTTTTTCACCTTCTCTTATCTTTTAATATATAATTAAAACATTTTAATTTATTTTATTCAATTTAAATCTAAAAATAAATTACGCTGCGGAATTTATTAAATGTTTACACAATATAAAAAAAGGAATATAATATTATCAAATAATTAAAAGGAGTGAAAAATGGAAAGAATTATAGAAACCAATAAGACTTATAAACATTTTAAGGGAAAATTATATAAAACAATAACAATAGCTGAACATTCTGAAACTGGAGAAAAATTAGTTATATATCAAGCACTATATGATGATTATAAAATATATGCTAGACCATACAAAATGTTTGCTTCTGAAGTTGATAAAGAAAAATATCCAAATGTAACTCAAAAATATAGATTCGAAATATTAAAGCTGGAAGAATAATTCCAGCTTTTTTATTTAAAATGTATCTCTTATATTTGTATTAATTTGATATTGACCCATTCTTCTTTGAATATTATTTCTTGAATTTAATCCTTGTTCTTGTTGATTTATTTGATCATTCATTTCTAAATGTACAACAGTTCTATTTCTATTTATTAAATTAAAGAATAATCCAAGTGTAACTAAAGCTCCACCAGCAATAACTCCAGTTTTATGTTTTTCAGTAAAAGATTTTACTTTTTTTTGAATATTTGTTGCAGTATTATTAGTTTTATCAACAATTTCTCCAACAGCATCTATTTTTTTAGTTTGGATAACTTCATCAGATGTTTTATTAACTGTTTCTATTATTTCTTCTTTTATTTCTTGAGTTCTTTTGCTTACATCTGATAATTTAATATTATCTGCTACATTTTCTTTAATCTCTTCAATTTCTTCATTAAGATTTATTCCTTGTGTAACATCAATAGAAGTTTTTTCTATATTTTTTTCTATTTGTTTTTCATTAATTTCTTGTACAGCTTCTTGAACTGAAAAATTCTGTTTAGTAGTAGATACATCTTCTATATTATTATTCAAAACTTCTTCAACTTCATCTTTTTTTATTTCATTGATAGTTGTAGCAATATTTTGTTTTTGTTCAACTTCTTTATCTATTACTTTTTTTACTTCATTTTCTTCAGAATATTCATTAAATAATTCTAACTGTCTTAATACTTTATTATCTTCATTTTTTAATTTTTTATGAATTTTTATATTATTTTCAATTTGATTATTATCTTCATTTTCTAAATAATTCGTTATGTCGTCTTTTAATTCGTTTTCAACAACATTACTTATATTATTTTTATTATTTATAATTTGTTCTTTTTCATTAATAATTTCTTGTAATTGTTTTGAATTAATTTCAATTTCTGGTTTTGAAAAAGAAGCGTTCTGAGCTTCAGAATTATCAATACTATTTTGTTTAATTTCAGTTAGTATATCGTGAATTTCATCTTTTACTTTATTTTCTATAGCATTTATTTCTTGTTCAATAAAACTTTCAAAATCAATATTATTATTACTTGAAGTTTCTTTGATTGCTTTATCTTTAGGGTTATTAGTAATTAAAGAAATGTTTTGGTTATTTTTAACTTCTTTATTTATTATTTCTTTTATTTTATTTTCTTTATGGTAATTTTCTAATAATTCTAATTGTTCAGTTGTTTCATTTTTTTTATTATTAAAATTATAAGAATTTTCTTTAACATTTTTAGTTTTATTATCATTAAAAGTTTTATCAATATTATTGTTTTTTGAAAGTTTACTTTTCCCATTACTATTTTTTGAAAATTCTTTTTTATTACTTTCAGTTTCCGTTTTTGAAAGATCATTTTGAGAATCAAAAACATTAGAAATATGTAATTTAGAGTCTTCTATATGTTCTATATAATTATTAGTAATATCATCAATATTATTAAATTCTTCAGAATTAATATCTTTATTTATAATATCCTTGATATTTTTTTGTTTATTATCAATACCATTATTCAATAAATTTTCTTTCTTATTTTTTTGAAGTTGCTTTAAATTAACTTCAGAATCTGATTCTAATGATAAGTTGTTTTGTGGTTCAGATACATTAAAGTTAGGATCTTCTGATTTATTCGGCATAGCTTTAACACTATTTTTTATATTTTTTTCATCAGTTTTAACTTCTTGATTAACAATATTTTCAATAGTATCTTGTACTTCATCAGAATCTTGTATATCACTAATTGCTTCTTCAATTTCTTGTTCTGGAACTTCTATATCTTTTACTTTATGTTTTTTTCCAAAAACAAAACTAAATGCACTTATTGCTTTTTCTGGTAAAACAGAAACTGATTCAAATAAGAATTTAGTTAAATTTTTTTCTCTTTTAAATTCATTAAATATTGAAGTAAATGTTTTCGAACCATCTTTATCTTGTGAAAATTTATTAAAAATATCAGCAATAACAACACCATTTAGATGAGAAAAATATCTTTGCATTTTTTTATAACTTTTTTGGTCAATAATTCCATTTTCTATTTTTACTCCAAACCATTTTGAAATATTATCAAGTGTAAAATCATTTACACTAGAAGCGTTATCTATATCATTAAATATTTCATCAGAAAAAACTCCCATTAATTTTAATAAACTTTTAATACTATTTTTTGCATTATTAATTAGAATATCATCAGAACTATATTTTTTATTTTTAGATGTGAATACTCTAAAATAATCATCAATAAAATTAATTTTTTTTAGTTGTTCTTCAGTTCTAGCTGAATAAATACCTGCAAAAGTTTTTTTCAAACCATTTAACTCTTTTACATCAACAGTTGTTACTCCGACACTTTTAATTAATTTTTTATGATATTCAATTAATGCTTCTGCACTATCTTGTCCGTGTTTAGATGAAATAGCTTTTTCTTGTAATTCTCCATATAAGTCATCTCCAGTTAAAACTTTTATTAGAGTTCTAAAATTATCTACTTCATCCTGTTTTAATTTTCCTTCTTTGTCATAAAAACTTCTGAAATCTTTTAACCACCAATCTTTAGAAGAATCTTTAATATTACTTTTTTTAGTTATAAAATCTATTTGATTTTCTAAACTATCATCAAGAACTAATCTTCTAACAAATTTAGATTGTTCAGTTAATTCTACATTGGCAGTTCCAGTTTTTATATTATCAAGATAAGCTCTTAAATAAGTTGGAGTTCCAAAATCAGAAAACATTATTCTTAAATTCTTGTTATCTTTTTCTAATATTTCTTTAAAAACTTCATTAAACTTTTCTGGATTTGCAATCAAATTATCAACCAATTCTTGTTCAACTTTTGATAATTTTGAAAAAACATCTGAACCTTTAATTGAATATAAAGTTTTTAACGTTTCTTCAGTAGTCATATTCCCTAATTTATTTTTTGCTATACTATCAGAATGTTTATATAAGTTATACCAAAAACCATTTTTTACATTAACTTCTTTTCCCAAAGAATCACTATAAAACTTATAGTATGTATTCATATGAACTGTTTTTTTTGCATCGCCTAATTCATCTATTAATTTATCTTCCCACATAGACATAGCATTATCATAAGTTTTAATCAATGGAAATAAAGTATTTTTTAAAAATATTCTTTGTTCATCAACAGAACCTGTTTTAAATTTAGAACCATAAATAATATTGTCAAATATTTCTTGTAGCATTTTATTTCCATTTTTATTTCCCATTTCATATTTTTTAATTTCTTCAAAGATATCTATATTTTTCCTTATGGCATTTAACAAGATATTGTCTCTTTTTATTTCTTTTGCAATTTCATTTAATTGTAAACTTTTATTATTTCCAAATAAATCAAATCTTGATAATATTGCAGCATAAATTTTATCTCCGTCATAGTCACCATTCATAGCTTGCATAGTCATTCTTCCTATATTATAAGAAGTAATTCTATCAGACGTTCTTTCTAATCCGCCATTACCAAAAAGTGTTTGTAAATATGGTACATTCTCAATATCTTTATCGCCAATAGATGAAATTCTTGAATATAAAATTGAAGTTTGATAAATAGTAGGGTTTCTTGCTAAAACACCATATGCAGTTTTTTGACCCTCATATTGAGTTCCTTTAACTAATTGTTTAAAATATTTTTCATCTATTAAAGATATTCCTACTACATCATCTAATTCTTTTATTACTTGTTTTTTAGATTGATTTATAAAATTAAAAATTTCTTCATTACTAGAACCATTTTTTTTCATTTCAATAGCACTATTTACTATTTTTTCAAACTTATCTTGATCTATTATATTACCATAGATTCTTTCATTCATATTTCTTATTTTTTTAAATTCAGAAATTATGACGTCTTTATTTTTAAAAACATTATTTTTATCAAAAAATAAATTAGTTTCTCCTTCATCCATATTATAAAAATATCTAACGAAGGCTTCAGATATAGATGAACCTTCTGATGGCGAAATATTTAATGAATTTTTAAATCTAGCATCTAAACCATCTTCTAGAGAAGTAGTTATTGTAGTTAAAAATTTTTGATTTCTTTTATCTACTAATTCTGGAAGTTTTGTGATTTCACTTTTCATTCTTCCATCTAATTGATTTAAAATTTTTCTAAAAGAATTTTCATTCATAAATTCATTTAAAAAACTATCAATACTATAGTTAGGAAAATCATTTGAATTAGATACATAATTAATTATATCATCTGGGAGTTGTTCATAAATATACTTATCAACTCTTTTTTTAACTTCTGTTAATTTTTCTAAAAAGCTAGTTACACCAACATCTCCTCTGTGCTTTGACGATAACTCAAATTCTCTTTCATAGCTAGAATAAAATTGAAAAGCATTTGGAAAAAAATCATAATCACCAGATAATTTCCAATCAAACATTTCTTGTATTTGCTTATTTATAACTATTTTATCATTAGAAAGATTTATACTTTGTGAAGGACTAAGTGAATCTACAATAAAATTCTCATTAAAAAACTTTTCAAATCCAAAATCAAAATTATTTTTTACAGCATTTGTTCTATTAGCTTCATTGTATGATTTTACTTCTAAGAAAGATTTAATAGCTTCTCTTTCGTTTCCTTTGAAAAATTCTTTAAATGATTTTTTTAAATTGTCCTTATCTATCTTTATTTTTAATTTGTTGTTTTCATCAAAAAGTTCAGAAAAAATTTCTTTTCTATTTTTTATATTTTCTATTTCTTTTTTTGTTCTGGCGTATCTACTTGCATTAATTAAACCGTCATTGAAAACAATAGAACCATCTTCTGTTAAAGAAACATTTCTTAAATCAAAAGCAATTATTTGTTTATCTTGATATTCACTAGCTGTTTTATATACTTCATCTTTTAAATTAAAATTATTATCTGTTAAATGTTTTAAAATTATATTTGAATTTCTACCATAAATTTCATTTATTTCGTTTTGGTTGATTTGATTTATGTCATATTTAGAAATCTTTAAATTACTAGGTTTTTGACTATATCTTAAAGTATCTAATATAGTAGCTCTTGTTTGTAGTAAAAAACCAGAATTTTTTCCTTCTAAAGTATTTGCATAATCATTTAGATCTATATTATCTATTTTATTTTTTAAACTTTTTAAAAAACTATATTGTTGTTCTAAATTTGTTTTTTCATTATTTTTTGCACCTTTTATTTTAAATAAAATATTTTGAGCTTCTTCATCTATTTTATCTGATAATAAATAATTAAGTCTTTTATATATTGGACTAAAAATATTAGAGTTTCCATCTTCTATATTTTTTATTAAATTTCTATTTATCGAAGTTAATTCTTCATCTGTTAATTTAAAATTGAACTCAGAAAAATGCTTATTAAAATAATCAATAGCTTCTGGTTGTAATTTTTTCAATTGATAATCCAATAAATTATTAGAAATTTTACCAAATGTTTTTTCAGATTCATCAGATAAAGATGAACCTATGTCTTTTACTCTTCCTAAATAATCTATATCATATTCACTAGAATAAACAATTAATGGTTTTTCATTACCAAAATTATTAAATTTTAAAACATTAGAAAATAGATATTCACCTTTTTCAAATTCAGAGATATTAGTTCCATCATCTACTAACAAATAATTTTTATTTATTTCGTTCATATCCAAAGTAAATGTACGATAATCTCTTAATATATCAAGTGAAATTCCGCCTTCATTTAATACTCTTTTGTCATTAAGATCACTTGTTATGTCTTTATATTGAGAAAATAAATTATTTTCTTTTATAGATTTATTTATAAGTGCAGTTTCAAAAAGTCTTAAATTTTGTTGAGAAACTATTCCTAAAAATGTATTTCCTATTTTTAATGACTCTTCTGACTTTTGAGCAATACTATCAGACATACCATTTAAATTGTGCATTAATAAAAAAGTATATTCATTTTCAGCTATATCTGATAAAGTTCTCATTTCAGCATTATTTCCATTGATTACAGAACCTTTTATTTTAGCATTAATATTTGGCAATATTACAACAGATGAACCATAGTTTTCTTTACTTATATTCTTTTTTATGTATTCTGTATGTGTATTATATAAAGTATCAAGCATATTTTCATTAAATATTTTTAAGCCTCTTTCATCTGTTTCTATTCCGAGTTCTTTAGTGTTTTGATAAAATCTATCAACCACAAATTTTTCAAAACCTACGTTGAAGAAATCTCTTTCTTGTCCTCTATTTTCTAACTGTTTAAAAAATAAATCTTCAGCTTCTTCTACAAATTTATTTTTAACAGAAATACTATTTCTATTAAATTCATAATTAATTCCAAAAAATTCAGATGGGGAAATAAAAACATCTTCGCCATTTTTAGTTCCAATAAAAATACTTTTTTTATTCAAAACTTCGTCTTGGAGTCTTTTAAATCTAAAATCTCTTAATTTTGCTGGTGTTAAGTTTTGAGGTTCATCTACTAATGGTGTATTTATAGCATTATTAACCATAGTATTCATTATTGCATTATAATAAAAGCCAAAAAATCCTCTTTTTGCTTTACCACCTTTTGGGTTAGCAACACCATCTATTATTACATTTATATCATTATCTAAGTATTTACCACTAAATATACCTAATGCTGAATTAAAACCACTTTGTGTACCTTTAACTGAATCTAAGTGCATTTTAGTACCAGCTCCACCAGTTACTATTTGCTTTACATTCATAGTTAAATTTCCAAATTTATCCATTTCTAAACCATCAACAAAAGCAAAGTTACCTTTAGATACTAATCCTTGTTTACCTATTATATTAGAATCTCCAATATTACCTTTACCTCTTGTTAAATTTATAAAATTATCTTGAATATAAGAAGTGTATTCTTTTTTTAAATCAGACATAAATAAAGCTGTTTGTTCGTAATCGTTTTTTCCAATAGTTTTACCTCTTTCTTGGAAATTATCTTTTATTTTATTTAATTTTTTCATAAAAGAGTTATCTTGGAAACCTTTTATTTTTTCATAATCTTCTCCGAATATTTGTTTTATTATATTTCCTTCGATTGTTGTTTCATCAAACATATTTTGTTTATTATTTAAAAGTCTAAAGTCAGAAATGAATTCTTCTTTATTTGAATAAAAATCTCCATCAAGTTTTTTAATTTTATTATAATTTATTTTGTCAGCATTATAAGTTATTGTTCTTGTTTTATCTGGACTCATATTAAATTTAACTTTTGCTGTATCAAATAACATATCTGAGTCTTGATAAGATAACAAAGTATTTGCATGAGCTATTTTGACAATAGATGACGTTTGACTTGAAAAATTATCTAATCCTCTATTGTTTATCTTATCAGCCATTGCTGTTCCATTAATATTAGAAATATCATTAGCTATTAATTTACCTGCTCTTTTATAAGCATGTTCATTAGATGAATATATAATTTCATTTTTGTGATAATTTAATAAAGGAGCACTTGAAATTGTCTCTCCAAAAACTTTATTTATAGGTTTTTCTCCTATTTTACTAAACCCACCAAAAACATCAATACTTTGTTCTTTTCTTTGAGAATCCACATCTAAAAAAGATAACGGATTTCCTAAAGTTGAAAACATATTTATTTTACCAGCCGCATTAGAACTTTGTTTACCAACTCTATTTCCTAAAATAAAATTATCTCCATTTGCAATATAAAATAAAGTTAAGTTTTGATTAGTTGTACTTAACTGTTCTTTTATTAAATCTACTTGAGTTTTTGATAAATTTTTATTAGATATTATATCTTTTAAATATTTTCTGGGATCTATTGTTTCTGGATTAAAATTTACACCAGAATACATAACTAACTCTTCTTTATCTATAAAATTTTTTAAAGTATCTTTAACTATTAAGTCAGATAAATGAGTTACTCTATTTTTTAATAGACTTAATTGCTCTTTTGTTTTTGTTAAATCATTAGGGTCTAAATTCCACATATTTTTTATTCCATTTAAAAAAGTAGCGAAATCTCCACCAACAAATCTTCCATCTTTAGTATTTAAATTTAAATCATTTATATTTTCTCTTAATAAAGTTGTAACACCATATAATGGATTATATTGAATTTCCATACTATCTCTTATTTTTGTTAATTTTAATTCACTACTTAATGCATTATAGTAATCAAGAGAAGTATTTAAATTATATGGTTTATCTTTAAATTTACCACCAATATTTTCTATTTCTTTCATAGAATAATAACCAAATGGACTCATATAGCTTTGATTATTAACTTTTGAAACAGCCGCCGAAGTTTTTATAGTAACTTCATTTATTTGTCTTCTTTTGAATAAATCTTCTATTTTACCCATGTCTTTTTCATCTTGAACAAATTCTTGATAAAAACCAGCAGGATCTGAACCATTACCTATTTTATATTTTTGAACACCATAATTGGAATAACGTTTAGAATCTTTATTCATTATAGAAAATGTTTGTAAATTTCCGTCTCTATCAATATCAAAAATAAATGCACTATTCATCATATTTTCTTCAAAATTATCGTTTTGAAATAAAGATGAAGCATTCTTTTTAAACCAATTATAATCACTAGAATTCAAATCATCTCTAAATAATATGCTTTTAAATTCTTTATAATTTAAAGCTATTTTTGTGTTTTCATGTTTAAATGCATTTGGAGTAGCATTTAAACTAAAATCTTGTATTTGAAAAGCACTAGAAATATTTGCTCTATAAGTATCATATAAATTCCAATTTTGATTTGAAAATGCAATATTTATTCTAGATTTAGAAGTTTCAATATTTTCCAAATATCCTTTTTTAATACTTGCACTAGTTAATTCTAAAGCTTTATTTTTCTTTTCTTCATTAAATAAATATCTATTTTTAATAATATTAGCTAATTCAGAAAAAGTAGTATTAGCATCATATCCAGAAACAGTATCAGTTCCACCAGTTGTTTTTCCAAATATATTTGTATTTCCTATGTTAATAGGATTTTGTCCATTACTGATAAATACATTTCTAAACATAGGTTTAACTGAAGCAATCATTGGTTCTCCAGTATTTACATTATATCTAACAGTAGATTCAGCTATATCATAACTTCCGTTTTCTTTAGGAATAAAAGATAAAGTATAACCTAACTTATTTTCTATTTGGTTTTCTAGATTACTTATAATGTTATTTAATTCAGAAACATTTTTTATAGTTTTTAAACTATCTAAATTATTAGCCTTTTTTAATTTTAGTTTTGAAATTATTTTATCTGTGTCTTCAACAGTTAAATCTTTAAAATCTTTTGTTAAACCAGAATTATAAAAATCTGTCCAAGTTGGTAATTCAGCACCAGTAAACTCAAATTTTTTAAAATTTTTATAATAATTTAATTTATTTATAGCACTTTCAACACTAGACATTTCATCAATATTATTCATATACATAATATAACCATTAGTATTTTTATATAAAGAAGTAGATTTTAATGAATAAGTTGGTTTTGCAAAACCCAAATTAAAAGTTATTTTAATCTTATCTTTTTCTTTTTCAGATAATGACTTATTTTGATTGGTAATCAATCTTTGTAAAGAATAAATATTATATTCAAAAGTATTTCTCGCAGTATTTTTATATTTTTCTACTAATTCATTTGCAGTATTGTAATAATCTGAAATATTTTTTTTATCATGAAAAGAAACATATGTTTTCTTTATATCATTTATTATATCTAAATTATTTACTGTATTATCAAAATTATAATAAACAATTTGTCCATTATCGCTTAGTGTTAAATCTATATTAGCTGTAGAATTTATTGTGTTATCTATTATTTGGTTTGCTAAATTTTTTGTCATTATCTAAAACTCCTTAAAATTGATTCATAAAAATTTGTCCACTTGGATAAATTGTACTAACAGTTTGAGATTGAATTCCATATTGTTCAAACATTTTATTTCTTATGTACCTAGCTTCTTCATCAGAAGATGAACCTACATAAGCGTTATATATTCCTTGTCTTTTTGCTTCTAACTTTGAATATTTATATCCTAAACTAAATTTAATTTTATTTTTTAATTGTTCTTGGTTACTTGTATATTCTACACCTTTTGTATCTAATGTTTTTGGAGCTTCCATTTGCCAATTTTCGTATAATGTTTCTCCATTAATAGCTTGTTGTTGTCTGTTCCAAATCATTTTTAAAACAGTCTTTAATCTATCATTACCAGTTTTTAAAATTAATTCTCTTTCTTTTTTATTCTTTACATTTAGTAAATCTTTTAAAAATTTAGAATCTTGTTCATTTACCATTTTATTAACATTAGCTAAATATTCTTTTCCTGTTAATTGATAAATATTTTTTTTACCATTAAGTAGTTTGAATTGTTCTACTTTATCTTGAACTTCTGTATCTCTCTTATAATCAAGAGAAGTTGTTACATTACCAGTAATAGCATTTTTAAAATAATTTAATCTTCCTAAACTAATTAAACCTTTTAAATAATTAGTATCTGAATTAGATTGTTCAAAAGCTTTTTCTGTTTCTAATTGAAATGTTGTACCAGAAATAACACTATTTGAAGGAATTGTAAAATATGGAGCAATGAATGAAGAAATCGGACTATCCCAATCTCTAAAGTAATTTGTTTGAACAGCTTCAACTCCCCATTCTTCATAAACAGTTTTTCTACCAAATAATTTTTCACTAGCCATCGGAGAAGCTACATTTTGAAATGTTCTTCTTAAATTACTAGATATAATATTACTAATCTTATATTTATTTCTATATGGGCTATTGTCTAAATCTAATCTATTTGAAACTAATTTACTATCTACTCTAAAAAAATCTCCCTCATCATCAATTCCGCCAGCGTAATTTGCACTTAAAGCCATTGAAAAATTATAAGTTTTTCCTACAGAAAATGTTTTATCTAAATCTGACATTAATTTAGTAGCTTTAGTTCTACCGTATCTTGAAGATAATTTATTAAAATCTTCAGTTACAGTATCTAATTTATATCTTTTATTATCAGTACCTATAAATTCATATGGAGATAATTTTTCTTTTATTGTAACAGATATATCTTTTGTATTTCCTACTCTTTCATTTTCAGTAGCATACTTTCTTGTTCCATATTCAGAAGCATAACTTAAAGATTCATAATAATGTGCTTTCTCTTTTTCAGATAAATCTGTAATTTTATTAAGAACTCTTGTTTTCATTTCTTCAAATTCTTTAGATTTAGGTGCAATCATTGATAAAATTCTAAATCTATTTAAATTTTCATTTCCATTTATATGATTAATAGTATTATTAAAATCATCAGTTGGGCCTATATAAGTACCAAAATTATATGTCATCATTGGATTTCTACCTTGTTTAAAGTAATTTGGCATCCAATAAGGTAATTTTTGTTTTAATGGATTTATAATTGTAGTTCCTAATGAGTTATGTTCATCTATAAATCTACGAATAGGTTCTGTTAAATCAAATGCTCCTCCAATATTATACTTATTATATTCAGAAGCATAACTTATATCGTCACTAATACTAGCTAGTGTGATTTTTTTTTCGTAAGGATTTGTTTTTCCAAATAAAAATTCTGTAGCTTTTCCTAAAGCATAACCTTTTAATCCAGCAAAAGTTTTTACATCTTCTATTGCACCAAATAATGATGGAATAATACCATTTATTCCTTCTGTTTTTGAAAACTCTAAATATTTTGGAGAAAATTCATCATTAGAATCATAAGAAGGATTTTTTATATAATTATCTTTATATAACCATTCTTCTTCATTTATATATTGTGTTGGTTTAATTAATTGTCCAATTGTAGCAGACATAAAATCTCCAACGATTGGTATATCTTTAAATAATTGTTCAGTGACTGGATATAAAGCACCATATTTTTTATAAGCAATTCTTTCTTCTCTATAAGGATCTATTAAATACCAAGGATATTTAGTTGGAAGGAAATCTTTTCTAAAGAATTTTTGCCATTTTCCAAGATAACCATTATCCATTGCTCTTACTCCAGTTGTAGGGTTCATTAATGTATAAAGTACATGTGGTCTATATTGATCAAATTCTTCACCTTCAATAGATTGTCTACCAGCAGTAAACCAAAATCTATTTTTATTAACTCTTATTGCTTTTCCGTTAAAAAATTGATCTTTCATTTCTTCAGCATCTGTTGTTATATCTGGAATAAAAGGAAAAACACTAAGCATTCCATTACTAACATTATCAACCCATCTACCTATTGATGATATTCCAGTATAATTAAAAGCATATTGCAATCCAACTCTAGCTGTTGAATATAACATTGCACCAGTAGCAATTGGTCCTTTACCTATTAATGGTATTTGATCTGGTAACAAAGCATCAGTAAATGAATTAATAGCTAATCCACCTAAAACGAAACCAGACATAACTCCAAATCTTTTTAATAAGATATCTTTTGTTCTCTTGGTCCAATGAATTTCTCTATTTAATCCATTACTAAATCTCTCAAATCCTAATTGTTCAAATGAGTCTTCTAACGAACTAAAAATGCCTCTAAAAAAATTATTTATATTAGTATCTGTTTCAACAATTCCATAACTTGATTTACTAAGTATGACTTTACCTTTAGCTATGTTTTCTCTTATATAAGTTATATTTCTTATATTTTTAGCTCTTTTTATTTGTTTTTCTTCGGTATCACTGAAAAAGAATTCTTTTAGACTTTCAAACATTCCAGATATTCCTTTATCTAATTCAATTCCATTTCTTAAAATAATAGAAGATGTTTGCTTTTTATTTACATCATAAAAAGTTTGTCTAAATATTTCTACTTTCTTTTCCAAAGACAAATCATTAAATGTATTAACAGGAATTATATCTTTCGAATCTTCTGCTAATTTTTTTGCAATATTTAATTTTTTACTATCATTTTCAAAAATATATCCCATTTTCTTTGACATATTATCAAAAAAATCATATTTTTTCAATATATCTTTTGAGGATAAACCTATTTTAAAATTATCATCACTATTTTCATATATGCTATCTATTACTTCTGAATGTTTTTTTGCAACTTTATATAATCTATTAGCAAGATTGATTTCACTAAAATTTTTATAATTATTAGTTACTTTATTTGTAATATCGTTATTATTTAAAGTATCTACAATTTCATTATAAACAAATTCTTTAATATCATTATTTTGATTGAAATTGTATGTATCTCTAACTGATTGCTTTCTTGCATCTAAATAATCTAAAATAAAATTTTTACCTCTAAGAATATTATTTTTATCTTTTAAAAATGCTTCATTATCTCCACCATAAGCCTCGATAAATGCTTGAGTATTTTTATTAACGTAATCTTCCCAGTTTTGAAATAATTTATTTGCTGTTTTGCTATTTATATTATTTATAAGTTCATTAGCTAATTCTTTTTTTGCATTTGATAAAAAATTAATTCCAAATTGTTTAATGATATTAACATCGTCATTATCATTAAATAAATTTAATTTTTTACCAATTTCTTTAAATGTTTTATTTGAAAAATCTATATTACCATCAGCATTTGTATTATTTAATATTTCCTTAAAAACACTTTTTGAAGCCGAAGTATTTACAATAGCTTGAAAGCTTGAAATTAAACTTTTATCTAATCCATTTATATTATTTTTTAGAAAACTAATTTTTTCATTTAAAGATAAGTTTGATTGATAAATTTTATTTAAGTTACCAAATAACATTTGAGCATAATTTTGATCTAATTTATCTTCATTAAATTTATTTTGAACTACTTTTTGTAATGAGAAAAATAATTCATTAGATTGATCATTTTTATTTAGTATTTTTTTAAATGGTTCAATAAATGAAGAAGCTATATATTCATTGTTAATGTTTGCATCAATAATATCCTTCATAAAAATACTTGCTTGTTCTTCTAATGCTTTATTTGAACCAATAATATCTTTTAAATTTATATTATTAGAAAATTTTTGATTAACTGTTATTTTACCTCTACCAACTTTTTCTACTAACCCATGCAATAAAGTTTCGTCTTCTTTATAACTTCCGTCATAAGCAGAAATAAATTTATATGCATTATTTTTTTTATCATATCTAATTGGTAGAGGATTCCAATCACTATTTGCAAATTCACGTATATTTTCTCTAATTGATTTTCTAAAAGATAAATTAGGGTTTGCTCTTTTTTTATATTCTTTATTCATACTTATTTCTTCAGTAGCTACATCTACTACTTTTTTTAAGTAATACTGTTTATAATTATCATCTTTTAAACTTGAAGTATAAAAGAATTGTTTTCTGTTTAAAAAAACATCTTCAACTTTTCTTTTAATATTATTATTGCTAGACATTTTTTCAAATATTTCACTAGCACTATATTCAGAGAATCCTTTTGCTTCTTTTGAACCAAGTTTATCTAAATAACTAGCAGAAGCTATTTTTAAAGCATTAGTTAATTCAGAGTTAAGTGTTGCTCTTTCATTTGAATTAAATTCTATTATTTTACCAGGAATTTCAGTAAACCCATTTTCTATTAAATCAATAACTTTATCATACACATGAAAAGATTTTCCTTTTTCTGGATTCATATAATTAACATCTAATTCTTTATATTTATTTTTTAATATATTTCCAGTGTGTCTAATAACTTCATTAGGTAAATCTTTTTTATCTTTTATATATTCAAAATCATATGTACCGAACTTAACACCGTTAATTATAAAGTTAGATAATTCACTGCCTTCTTCTCTGCTAATTGACATTTTTTGTATATTATTAGCTATATATTGTTTCCTTCTTCTTTCACTATCTATCAAAGACATTGGATTCCAAGTTTTTAAAGTTGCTTTTGAAAGTAAATTATTAACTTTATAATGAGCAGAAATGAAATTTTCAACTATACCACCAATTCTATAAGTTAATAATGATGAATCTCCTATTGTTTTATCAACAAGTTCTCCATCTTCATATTTAACAACATCTGTTAATTTAAAATTTTTTAAAGCTTCAAAATTATTTATTCCAGTAATTTTATAAACTTCACCATATTGATTAGTGTCTTCGTTTAATACTTTATTGATTTCTACATTAAATAATTTATTTTTAGAACTATTAGAATTTATTATATAATCCATAATTCCAATGTCATTTAATTTATTTTCTTCTTGAATTAAATCTTTTGTTTTATCTAAAGTAAATTCTTTTCCAACATATTTTTCTAAATCAGCTATTTTAATAGAATCATCTTGATCATAAAATGAATTTATGACTTTTCTTAAATCTTCTTTTTTATCACTACTGTCTCCAGAATAAAAAGAATTCTCTGCCCATTTAAGAAATCTTTCTCCTAAATCATCAGCATTTTTATCTATATTTGGATTTTCTAAATAAAATCCATCTAACAATGTGTTATATGAAGAAATATAATTATTTCCATCATTTAATATCTTTCCTATATTAGCTGTTTTTTTTCCATTTTCATATATGGTATATTCACCAAGAAAATCTTTAAAAAAACTTTGATTATTTATTTTATTATATCTTTGAAATTCTTTTATTTGTTTTTGAGCTTCTTTTAGTAATTCTTCATTTTCTAAAACTTCTTTTGTATCAAATCCAATAAAGTCTTTAGTAAATTGTTTTAAAAATTTATTATTTAATAAATTATCAGTAAAAGTCAAACCACTTTCAGTGCTTATGTCTAAATCATTTAATGGGTCTTTTTTTAATGTTTTTAAATAAACAGCTAATTCTGGATTTTCTTCTGATAATTTTTTAAATTTTCCAAAATTACTATTTTCTATAACATCATCAAATATTGCCCATTTTTTTTCAGCTATTTGAGAAAATCCAGAAGAGAATGTTTCAAAAAGTGATTCTTGAAATGATTTAGCAAAACTAAAAGCACCATGTACTATCGTAGAAAAAGAACCAGATTCTGGATTCTCAGTTTTAAAATTTTTAACTTTTTCCATTCCTTTACTAATAGTTCCATTAAATAAACTATCAGTTGTTCTATTCCAAACTTCTGGAATAAAAATTTTCATTTTTTTTGTTACATCATCAGCTTTATCTAAAAAATTATATGTTTTATCATAAAAATCCTTATCTGATAATAAATTTTTAAATCCTTTATAACCAGATGTAATGGCCAATAAAGAACCTAATGCAACAAAATCATCTGAATACTTTTCTTGTTCATTTGTGTTTAATAATGTAGCACTAGCAACAGCACCAAAAGCCATTAAATCTGAATAATCTTTTGTTAATTTTGTTTTTTTTAATGCTATTCCTGTCAAAGCATAAAAAACTCCTAGCTTAGCAGTTTTCCACAGCAAACTTTCTGATCTTACAGGAATAGCTTCAAAATTATTTTTTTGTTCTTCTTTTAATTCTGTTACTAATTCATCATTCATTTTTTTACTCCATTAAAATCCTAATGTTTGTTTATAAAAATCATAATACTCTTTAGCTTCTTTTGAATGATTTATTAAATATTCATCGTCAAAAGATTTTAAACCATTTATTTTTAAATATTTAAAAAATGGTCTTCCGAATTTTCTAACTCCTAAATACATAATTTTTCTTAAATAACAATTAACTCCACTTTCCATCATTATGTGTTCAAAGATTTTATCAGCTAATTTTCTATTAATACCAGTTACATTTAATTCACTGTATAAAAAATCATGCACAACTGCTGCAATATCATATTTTCCGTGTTTAGGAATTACCAAATGTAACATTTTTGGTATCGAAGCAAAATCAGTAACAAATCCTTTAGGTACTGTTATACACATTCTATTTACTTGATATTTAAAATCTTCTAACAATATATAGTTTTCATTAAATAACTTTTTAACTTTTAATTCATTTAACTGCATTAATTTTCAACCTCTTTTAAAGACTTCTAAGTTCGTTTAAATTATCATTGAATATTTCTTCTTCTGTTTTAGTATATAGATTTCCTTCAACTACAGGTTTAGTTATACTTAAAAATTTCTTTGTTAATTCTTCTCCATAATTTTCATTTAGTGCTTTTTTAAAAGTTTCAAAAATATCTCTTTTATCAAATTCTAATCCCTTCATACTGGATTCAAGTAAGAATAACATAAGTAAATCCTTATTTGTTTTTTCACTTAATTCATTAAAAGTATAACCTTTTTTTAGTAAGTTATAAAAAAAGAATCCAAGAAAAGTATTGTTTAAAACTGAAAATTCATTAATTGTTTTTTCCAACAAATATTTGTTTTCAAGATTATTATTTAAAATAAAAAAATTAATTAATTCTTTTAAAAAATCTTCATTTTTATATAAAATTTCTCTTTCTTCTTTGTTTAAGTCAGTATATTTCTCTAAAAAACTTTTTTTATTTTTAAAATAAAAATCTTCATTTTTTACAAAATCTAATATTTTTAAATCAACTAATTCTACAATTCTTTCTATACCTTTACATTCAATATAAATTTTCATTTTATACCTCAATTATTTGAAACTTTTTAGTTAAGTCACTCATAACTTTTACAGTATGACACATTGCTATAGCTCTTCCAGCAGGCAATCTTTTAATTTCTTCATTTGTTATTTCTGGATAAAGAATACATTTTTTTAAAGTGAAATCAAGGAATTCATTTGGAAAATTTTGTTCATCTCCATAATTTGCTTTAAACTCTCTATATTCATCTTGATATAAAGGTTTAATAAAATAAACATGTCCAGTAATACCAGTTTGAATTTCATCAAAAGAAGCTTCCATTACAAATGCAACTAAAGATGGATTCTTCATTTTTAGTTCAAGATATTTATCATTATCTATATCTGTAAAACCTTTTGATCTATAAACAGTAAGTGCATTTGTTAAAAAATCTCTTTTCTTTTCATCTTTTAAAAAATCTTCTTTAAATGATAAAAAATCTGTTGATAAATAAAAATTTTCTTCAGCTTCTTTTTTTATTCTTAAAATATCATCAGAGTCTTCTTTGTTTTCTTTATTTTCGATACTTTTATTTTTGAATTTCTTTTTTTTCTTTTTCTTTTTAAAGTTGTTATTTTTAATTTCATTTTCTTGAAGATTTTCGTTAATTTCTTTTTTATTTTCTTCTAATTCTTTTTTTAAATCATCTAGTATTTCTGTATTAGTTTTCATTTAAGCTCCTTAATCTTTTAGTTTAATTTTAGAATCTGTTATTTTTTCAGCTTTGATTACTTTTTCTTTTGCATTTTTGTTTTTTAATTCTTCTTTTTTAGACATTTTTCACTCCTTTGTTATAACTTGGATTTCCTATAAAAGTATAAAATTCAATAATATCTCCTCTACCAACATTAATTTCAGTTTGTTTTTTAATAAACAATACATCTTTTAATGCTATAAATGGACATATATCTGAACCAGAACCTTCAAAATTAATTACTATTTTTAATCTATTATCACCATCTGTTTTATTATCCAAATAATAAAGCAAATCATCATCTGGAAATATATCTTTATCTCCATTAAGATAATTTTCCATTTGATACTGAACAGCATTACTTCCAGTAGACTTTTTAACTATTTCATCATATCTTTTTATAGTTGATTGTTTTGATAAAATCATTTTCTTTATTCCGTCTGGTTCTATTTTTTTTCCATTTTTATCAACTATTTTTTCAAGTTCTTTTATTTCTTTTGACAATTCTGAAATTTCTTTTTCTAAATCTCTATTTTTTTTATCAACAGCAATCATTTTTATAAATTGAGCTACTGTTATTTTTCTAAGTCCAATTGTTCCAGTTACTATTTCTCTTCCGTTTAAATATTTTGAATAATTAGGTGAATTGTAAGAATATACAGGTATTTTTTCGTTTGTTTGTTCTATGTTTGCTACTATTGCATTTCCAACAAGCCATTGTTGTCCATCTAAAAATATATTTATTTTTGTTCTATTTGGTGCAGCATAAAAACCTTGATTGGAAAATTGTTCTATAAATTCATCTGTAAAGCCTTGATCTAAAGTCATAAATTACACTCTCTTTAATTGCCAATGAGGCATGTCTTTAAAAGTTTTCCAATCTCCTCCCCATTCTATATTATATTTTTGCATTAATGGTTCAGCGATTTTTCTAATTTCATAATATTTTTTAGCACTAAAATCTAATCTGCCTTTAGTGCTTCCAGCAAATGCAAAATCAATAGCATGTGAATATCCATCATTGTGCATTTGATGTTGAGATTTTAATTTTATACCATCACATTTTGTTATTATTCCTGTTTTTTGTCCCCATTTATTAATAAATTTAGTTCTACCATAAGAATAATATTCCATTTGTGTTTCAAGAGTTCTTAATCCTTCAGTTATTACAATATCATAAGGAGAGATATTTAATAGCTCAGTTACAAATTTAACTAAATTTGGATGAACTTTTTCCAATCTTTTTAAACTTAAAGGTCCAAATTTAAATTTTGTTTCTACTATTTCCATTTTAACACCCCTATTTTTTTATTTTATTTATAACTATTTTTTGTTTTGTTTCTTTTTTATTTTCTTTTTTATATTTCATTCTTTCATCTAGATTATTATTTTTGAATAATAAGTTTTCTTTGTAAGAATTAGTTATATCAGTTCTATTTTCTAAATTTATAAAATTCAAAAAATCTAAATCTCCTCTAGCTTTTGCTAAATAATAATTTAATTGATTTGCATAATTGTAATAAACTCTTATAAATTCTTTCATTCTATATAATGGAGAATCTTTTTTTAAAGTTGTATTTCCAATTATTTTATTAATATAAATTTTTTCCCAAGTTTTTTGTATAGCTTCTTTTATTGTTTCTAAATCGTCACCTGTTAATTCTAATCCCAAAGCATAAATACAATCTTCTTTTATGTCTTTTGGTAATCTATCCCAAGTATTATTTAAATCTTTTTTAATTTCATCTATTTCTTTTTTATCTCTGATTATATGTGAAGAATAAATATCGCTTTTGAAATAATTGAAGAAAAACGGAATTCTAAAATTTTCTTTTGATTCAGCTACAAATGTTGCAACTAATCTTCTTGAAAAATCTGTTGTACTTTGATTATATTGTGTATTTACAAATTTTACATTTTTAAGTACAAAATCGCCATATGGATCTTCATTTCTTTTTTGTACACAATAAAAATCTAAACTATCAAGTTCTTCTAATGTTTGCTTATATGGTTTATTTGGATTATCATTATTAATAAATAAAATTGATTGTAAAGGATACCCTTCTAACACTTCAAAAACCATCACTCCAGAAATTATTTGATTTGAACTTGAATACCCCATATTATGTTTAAAACCTATATGAAAGAATGGTTCTGTTTGTCTTGAACTATCTATTTTTAACATAGATAACATTGGTCTGTGAATATTAGTCATTCCTTTTTTATAAAAAAATACATTTAAATCTACTAAACTATTTTTTGTTACTACAAAATCCATATTCCCCCTAAAAAAAATAAAGCTCCCATTTCAGAGAGCATTTTATCCAACGATATAGTTGTTATTAAATAGTGCTACCTGGATTTAATTCACTTTCGTTGCTTACTTTTTCTAATTTTATAGGAGTGACAGCTACAGCTACAAAACTATATTGTTCTCCCATTGTTGCAGAACCACCAATTGAATACCCAGATGAAGTAAATTTAACTCCAACAATTGATTTACTATATACCAATTTACTAATTGGATGTGTTATAAATAATTTTATTTGACAAGGTGGTAATTCATCCAAATGTTTTAATCTGTCAAGTTCACTAAGTTCTATAATTCCGTCTGTATCTAAATTTAATTTAGAGCCTTCTATTGGTGAATAATTTTTAAGTTCTTTTCTTACTCTTTCTCCAATAGACTCATTAAATACAACAGCAGTTATATGCCCAGATATTCTTTTAAATCCATGAGTTAAACCTCTTGGGTCTGGATCTCCAAAAGTATATCTAGGTTCTTTTTCAGTTGAAGTGAAAACTTGTAGACTAACTATTGTTGTTAAAGGTATTTGATAGTATTTTCTTTTTCCTTTTTCTTCCATAACTATTGTTAAGAATAATTTGCAATCTTTACCAGTTCCAACAGCATAATTATATATTTGTTTTTTTATTTCTACTGATTGTTGAGTCATTAAGGATTAACACCTCCATCCCAAGAATAATATTCTTCATCGCCAATATCTGTTTCAGTTGCACCATCTACCATATTTAAATCTTCTATACTTTTAGCTAAAAAAGCATATTGTTCTCTTACAGATAGTTGATTGACACCTATTCCAGATTGCCCTTGAGAAAATCTTAATCCTTGTATTTGTTTTTGGATTTTTTTATTTGGATTGTTGTCTTTTACTCCTAACATTATTATGTCAAAGTTTGGAAAATCATTAACTGATTCTATATCAGCTAAAGAATATTTAGGAGTATAATCTTTTCCATTAGCATCGTAATTTACTTCTACTTGTTTAATTCCAGCTTTTCTAAGAACAGATTTAACTTCATTTACAAATCCTTCTTTTAAAACTTCAAAAACTAATGAACCTCTAATTATTCTAGAACCTCTCGCTATTCCACCAGCTCCACTTAATCCAATAACTGGCACTGGTTCTATTGCATATTGTTCTATATAAGAAAAAGAAGAAGCTTGTCCAAGTTCAACTAATTCAAACTTAATCACTTGATTGTATTCGTTATATTTTGTAGGTACTTTCATAAAAAACTTTAATTCTGTACCATTAAATGTATCAAATTCTTTAGATTTATTTTTATAATTATGAAAATTATCTTTATTCAAAGGCATTAGTTTATTTTCACCTCTCTCCAAGGTTCAATAGAACCAAGTATTTGAACTTTAGTTGCAACATCATGCATAGGACTTCCAGCAGATATGCCAAAAGTTTCTGATAAAAATGTAACTTTATTGCATCTAAACATATAAGTTTTATTAGGTTCGTAAACTCCATCAGTTATATTGTCTGCTGTTCCATAAACAACTATATCTACTGGTGGTAAATCTTGCAAATCTATATAATCAGTTTCAAACAAATCTGTTGTTAAATTTTCAATTGGTCCACCAATTAATTCTTGATCTTCTTCTAAAATAGTAAAATCTTCTAAACCAAATCCATCTAAATCAGCTACTTTAAATTGTTTAATTTTACTATTATATTCTCTTATATCCTTAAACATAGAAAATATCATTCCTTGATCTAATTGAGTAAAAACAATTGTTCCATATGTGTTTCTTAAACCACTAGAATTTCCTACTGGATTTTTTCTTCCAGCTACTCTAACTTGTGATGTTTGTCTATTTGTTTCAGCTAGTATTTGTTGTAAATTTCCAATTTCATATCTAAATTTTTTTGTTTTTTTAATACCATTACTATCTTTTTTTGTTAATGGGATTTCTAAAAAAACTCTCAAACCAGAACCTTTACAAAGGATTTTTCCAAGTAACATATAATCTTTTTGTGACATTATTAATCATTCCCTTCATATTTTTCCCAGTCTGTTATTTTACCTATAGACATAAATGATGCAAAAGCAGAAATTTCAGTAGAATTAATAGCAACAGAACTTCCTTGTCCACTTAATGCTACACCTTCTAATACTTTTTTTCTAACTTCTATTTCATTATTTTCATTTTTGTTTTTTGCAATTAATATAATGTCAAATAAAGGCATTTGTCCCCAATTTATTTTAGTATGATCATTATGAAATTCCCACTTTTCCCATTCTAAATCTAATGATAGAAAAGGACTGTCATAAATTTCTGGAAATTTCATTTTATCTTTTCCATGATTTATTCCTTCAAGTATAACTTCTTTTAACTTTTCAAAAGAATCATGATGGAATACTTTAAAAGTCATTTGCCCTTCTGTGATTTCCATACCAGCGTATATATCTATAGCATCTATTGCTGTTAAATTAAATTTAGGAGTTGCACTATTACTTGTGCTCCAACCTATATCTTCTAAAAATCCTATATCATAATAAATTTTAGCGTATTTATCAGCTGGATTTTTAGTAAAGTATATTTTAGGAAATGCAAATTTACATTCAAATTCAGCACCACTAATAGTCGCTGAATAAAATTCATTATTATTTTTTGACATATTCACCTCTTAATCCATTATAGGAGCTGTATATTTTTACAGCTCCTAAATAAATTTACTATAATACTTTTACATTCATTCTGATGTTTTGTAAAGTTTCTATTTCTGTAATTGAAAAATCCATAAACATAGTTCTTTCTTTTACTCCATTTGGTTGAGTTAATCTTCCTAGTATTAAATTAACATTATAATTAGGCATTATAAATTCATTAACAGCTGGTTTAAATACTGTATCTTCCAATTCTGTTTTTATTAATGCTAATTCAGTTCCTTCATTTATTCTTTTACCTTTATAAGGCAATAAAATATCTTTAGAATCTTGTATAAGCTTATAAACAACATTTAATGTATCTATTTTTTGGAATACATTGTCATAACTAGTCATTAATTGTGATCTAGAAATAGAACCAACAGATTGAGCTTGTTCTTGTTGTAAAACGCAGAATTTTAAACTGTCAAGAAGTTGTAATTGTTTATCAGAGAATTTTAATTGGCATTCACCAGGGAATATTAGCCCAGCAGGCGATCTATCTACTCCTGCTTCTCTACAAATATTTGAATATTGTCTAGCTAAATAGTTTCCATTAAAATCTTTATTGTTTATGTTCATTATATATTTAGGATTTAATCCAGTTGAAATTTCAGAAGGAACAGATTCATTCAATGTTATTTCTACTGAATTTGTATCATTAATTACAACTTTTTTAACAGTTGTAGAATGAATTAATACATCTAATTTATTATGAGTATAAACTTCAACTTTATCTCCAATAGCAAATGAAGTTGTAGCTTTTTTTGTAATTACTTTATCGTTATTTATAGTAGCTATTTTTGCTTGAGGAAATCCGCTTAATCCTCCAAGTCCATCGTATTGGTTTACTCCAACAGGAACACTTAAAAATTTACCTAAATCTATTCTCTTACCTTTATTGTCAGTGATAGTAGATTGTTCTCTGATTTTTTCTTTTAATGTTTGACATCTTTCAACGTAAGCTTCTATATCTTTTTTAGACAAAGATTTTGGCGGAATAGGAGATAAAAAAGTATAACAAGGATTTTGAGTTGTAGTTATTTTTAAATTATGAATTAATGTTCTTCTTAAAATAGAAGCATCATCTGATAATTTTACAATGTTATATTCACTTATTACTTCAGTTTTAGTTCTTTCATCAGATTTAACATTAAATTTACCATCTTTTAATCTAACTATTGTTTCATCGTCAAGTTTAAGCATCATATCTTTTTTGATTTCTGCAATAAGTTTTCCAGATTCAACTTTTAATTCTATGTAATCTTTTAACTCTTCTGATTGTGAATTGATTGTGTATGTTTTAGAACCTGTTACACCAGTATAAGTTAATTCAGCATTAAATTTAAAATCTTTTGAACCGTCTTCTGTGATAACTTTTGCTGTTTCTCCATTAATTTTAACTTCAAATGTGTCATGAACTCCATCATCAGTTTCACCAGCTGAATTTGCACTTTTTGTTCCTTTTATTTCTAAATCAAATTTTTTATCAACTGTAATACCAGCAGTTGTGTTATAAGGAAATACTCCTTTTATAACTTTATCAAACTCTTCAAAAGAATTTTTAATTTCTTTTACTTGAACTTTATTTGGATCCAAAGCAACAGCGTTATCTAATGAAATTCCAGCTAAAATTATTTCTCTTGTTTGGAAGTTTTCCAAATTTTCAAAAGCAAAATCAAGAGCTTCGTACATATCAGTTAATGAATTAGGATCTGGTTCATCTCCGTTTCTTTTAACTATTCTAACAACAGCAATATTTGAACCATCAGGTATTAATCTTATTATATTTTTTATTTCTCTAGTTAAAACTAAAGAGTTGTTTTCAAGAGTTTCAATAGCTTCTTGAGCGGAAGATAACATTATAGGTTCATTTGGTTCTATAAATACTTCTTCAATTTCTCCATCTTCATCTCTTGTTTTCATTTTTTCTGGAAGAATACCAAAAATTGTATATACATCTTTTAGCTTTACTTCAGCTGGTTTTGATTGGTTAGTATCTTCTATATTTACATAAAAACCAGGAAGCATAGTATTTTTTTTATTATTTTTAGCCATTAATTTTTTTACCCCCTATGAGTCTAAAATTATTTATATTAATCAGCTTCAAAACTAGTCAATGAAAAGACATCTTTGTCAATGCTTAGAAATTTAGCTTTTTTTCTTTTATTATTTAAAATTTCGTCTGTAACATCTGAGTATATTGAATTTTCATTATCATTTTCAGTATCGTTAAAAGCTATTCTAAATGCTTCTAATAAATAATATTCATTGTATGAAGAAACTTCTTTTAACCTAAATTGATAATATATTTCTAATGTTTCTAAATCATCCTTATCTTTTTTAGGAATACTTTTTATATTAGAAATGCCAGATATTACTACAAAATTTGAAGTTATTTTTTTAGAATAAATATTTAATGTTCTTTCTAAAATATTTAAAATTTTAAATTGTTGTTTTAATGTTTTTGTTTTTAAAGTAAATATAAATTCGTTATCAGAGAAAAACATTTCCTCTCTTATTGGTATTTCTGTTTTTTTATTATCTCTTTCTTCTATTCTTATAGTTTTGCTAAACTTAGGACTAGAAGCCAAAATAACATTTTCTGATTGGAACATTCTTTTATTATCACTCTCTAATTGAGTATGATAACTTCTTCTATTAAGTCTTATAAAGATTTGCCCATTATCTTTATCTAATGATTGTGTTGTATCATTTGGCTTTATATCATCTCCTAAAATAATTTTAGGCATTGGATAATTTTCAATAGTAAAGGAAAATTCAAATAATGTTTGTATCTCATCAATTAGATCAATTAATATATCTGGTCTATTAAATGAAAATGTATTTTTGTACCGTTCAACCATTTTTTTTAAATTTTCTTTTTTATTAGCATCTATCTTCATTTTTTATCCCTCTAAATCCAAACCATCATCATGTAAATTTTTTAATTCTTCAAAATCTTCTAATTTAAATTTTTTAATAAAATTAATTTTTTTACCAACTATTTCGTAAAAAATAAAATCATGATCTCTGAATTGTTCTTTATTTATAACTTTATAAACAGATATTATAGTTTTTTCATCAGTATCCAATAAACATAAATAATCTTCAGTAGTTATTTCAGAATAAAATAATGGAAAATAAAATTTTCTTTTTTCATTAATAGTTGTATTTTTATCAGTTGTTTCAAATTGTTGATTATAAGCATTATTGATTTCATTTCTTATTTTTGAAGACAAAATAGCTTGTCTTTGTAATCCAGTCCCAAAGCATTTAGGACAATCTGGCTTTGGTTCAGAGTCTATTAATCTATTCTCATCATAACAATCACATTTTGTAGTTCCCTTCAATATAAGAACCTTGCTTCCAGTAAGAGATGCCTCTTTAAATTTTAAAGAATATTTGTTCTGCACAGAAAACACCACCTCTTTGTTCTAAATTTTTTCTATATGCTATTCCGTGTTTTTTATATAAAGAAGCATATAAATCTTTTTCAGTTACATCTATCATATTTTTAACTAATTGAGTAGATAAAACAGAACCATTTGCTCCACCATCAACACCAGTAGAAAAATTACCTAATTTCAAATTACTTCCAGCACTATTAATAGAACCATTATTTAAATCGCTATTAACTCCATTTATAAAACTTAAAGATATTATGTCATATAAGCAATATAAATTTACTAGTTTTTTATATAATGGAAAATACTCTATGTCTTCTATACTACTTTTATTTAAACCAAATCTTCTTTTTAAATAAACAGATTTTTCTTGAATTAATTTTTTAAATTGTTCATCTGTTTTGTTAGAAAATTCTAAACTTGTATCTTTTAGAAATTCTTTTAAATCTTTTATATTACTCCAATAGAATCTAGGTATTTCTTTAATTATATAATGAGTATTACCTATTTTTATTTTATA